GGCGCAGAAGGATCTTGAATCGCGCAAGCTGTCGGATATCCGGCGGGAAATCGCCCAGCTCTGGAAGGCCATCAATGCCCTGCGTAAGGCTAGGCAGCGAGGTAGGAGAAGGCAAAAGGTCGATCAACCTATCGCCGAAGAACAGTCCGCGGAATCGGCCGAACCGGAAACTTCGGCCCAGACATCAATCGAGTCGATGATTGCTCAAGCGTGGCGTTGAAAATGTTTTCGAAAAACTGTTGACTCCACTCAAAGCAACTGCAACACTGCGTTCGCAACAATGATCAATTTCCTGCAATCAGGCGTAGAGCGCGTTGAGGTAACGCGACAGGGTGTTTTTGGATTTCGCCCGTGACTATCACCTGATTGCAGCAGTTTTCGCATGAAAGTTTACACCGCAAAAGCCACGGCAGCGATGCTTCAGATTTGCACCGAGACGCTCCGACGGATCGTTCGCCAGGATGGAATCCAGCATCGAAGGGTTGGCCGACGGATCTTGTTCACCGAAGCCGACATTGCGGCGATTCTGGAAGGCCGACTGATGAAGGGTGAAGTGAACCCGTACGCCAGAAAGCCAAAGATTCAGGAGGAATTGAAACCATGACCACGCAAGCTGAGCAGGTTCAGGCAATTAAAGTATGCGCTGGGTGCAAACTAGAAAAACATCTTGTCGAATTTTCTAAGAAAAAGACTACCAAGGATGGTTTTCAGAGCTGTTGCAAGAAGTGCATGTCTTCACAGTGGAAAGCGTATCAGTCAAAAAACAGGAAAATTCTCTCCGAAAAGACCGCAAAATGGAGGGAGAAGAATAGCGAACACGTTGAGTCTTATGCGAAGGAGTATCGTGAGTTAAACAAAGAGCGATTGCTTGCGAAGGGAGCTGAGTACCGCGTTAAAAATATCTCTTATTTCAGAAATCACAGTCGAAACAGGTATCTGCAAATCAAACAAGACCCTGAAAAGTATTCTGAGCATTTAAAGAGGGCCGGAGTTAGCAACCTTAAATCGAAACTTCGACATCCTGATCGCAACCGTGCGAGAGGTGCCGTTGCTTACGCCGTGAAGATTGGGGTATTGGCCAGACCAGAATCATGTCCTGAGTGCGGCTTCGTTGGTAAAATTGAAGCGCATCACGATAGTTACGAAAAAGACCACTGGCTTGATGTTCTGTGGCTTTGCCGTAACTGCCATGCTAAGAGGCATCAAAAGTACCCAGATCTTTTTCGATAAGAATAATTTTGTCCGCTGCTTTGCGGACGTGTCAGAGAACAAAAACAAGAGAAACAAAGTATGAGCAACACATTGACGGTAGTCGCGCCTAACCAGCCTCAATCCCTGGAACAGCCGCAATCAGGACCAGAGTTCTATTCGCAGGCATGCACGTCGCTGGACGCCGTAAAGCAGCTTGGTGACTGGATAGCACACTCGGGGATGTTTGGGGCGACAAAGCCTGAACAAGGTTATGTCCTCGCTCTGGAATGCATCGCCAGCCGCATGACTCCGCTTTCATGGAAGCGCGAGAACCATTTGATCAACGGCAACATCACGATGAAGAGTGAATCGATGCTCTCAGGTCTGATGAATGCTGGATGGGACATTGACTGGATTCAGTTCGATGCGGTGGCTGCGATTGCCGACTTCAGCAAGGGGGCGAAGAAGGTTCGGGTGTCATTCACCGCAGATGATGCGAAGATTGCCGGTCTAATCCCCGCAAAGCCAGGAAGCGGGTGGGCCAAGTTTCCTGCTGAGATGCTCAGAGCGCGTGTCATCAGCAAGGCAACTCGGATGCTCGATCCGCGAATCACGCAGGGCCGATACACGCCCGAGGAAGTGGCCGACTTCAACACCCCGTCAACACCCACCAATCCCACTCCGACGCGCCAGACGGTCAATGTGACGCCGGAATCAACCTTCTCGCTGGTGGACAAGCTGGAGCAGATCCTCGAACCGCACAGCGACATCGCCAATGCGTTCCTCATCAGCAAGAACTTGATCAAGGAAGGTCAGAACTTCCGCGATGTCTCAACCAAGGTGGCCAACATGATCATCAGCGACGCCGACGGTTTCCTCGCCAAGGCCAAAGCCTTCTCCAGCCCGACAATCGAATGAGCGACGACGAAATTGATCAGGAAATCTCAGATCATCTCGATATTTGGTTGAGATATTCTAACGACCTAAAAGCGATGCATGACGCTGAAAAGACATTGTACAAAGGTTTTATCGACGAAGATTACTGGCAAAAAGGATACGGACGTTACCAGACATTGTTGGGTGAACTGAGCGCAACACCGTATTCGGCAACATCCAGAGAGCGCGCCGAAGCGTTTCTGCGAACCATCGGAAAGTGGAAAGATTAAAATCGTTACAAATGAGCATTCAAAACCGACACGTTAACTGGGACATGCCAGCCGAGAAGTATCACGCCGTTGATGCTCTCTCCAAAAGCATGATGTCCAAGATCCTTAAGTCACCGGCGCACTACAAAGCGGCGCTGGAGGAACACCAGGAGCCGAGTAAGGCGATGCAGCTTGGCACGGCGATTCACACCGCTGTACTGGAACCGCATCTTTACTCGCAGGTTGTCGCCGTGATTCCTCCGGATATCGACAGTAGGACCAAAGAAGGTAAAGCGTGGAAGGAGGCTCACAAGAGCCGCATCCATCTGACTCATGCCGAGGACATCGATGTGCAGGGCGTGGCCAACTCTGTCCGTCGCCACCCGTTCTGGGACATCATTCATCTCAACCACAAAATCGAAGCCAGCGTGTTCGCCGAGGACATTGAAACCGGCATTCCGCTCAAAGCGCGTCCCGATCTGTGGGTCGAGGATCATACGCTTGTCGATGTGAAGACCACGGACGACGCTTCCCCCGAAGCCTTCAGCCGCACGATTACCTCGTTCGGCTACCATATTCAGGCCGCTCATTATCTGGCCATGACCCAAGCCGAGAACTTCATCTTCGTCGCCGTCGAGCGTAAGGCTCCATACGCGGTTGGAATCTACAAGCTGGACACCGAATGGCTTCAGGCCGGTGAGAACCTTCGGAGGAAAGCCATCTCGACGCTGCATGAGTGCCGCGCACTGGACAGTTGGCCAGCTTATCCGACGACGACCGTTACCCTTTCATGCCCAAAGTGGGTCTTGAATAAGTCAGAAGCATAAAACCAGAATCGAAACCTACACAATATGTTCAAAGTCAACCGTAAGGACGCTGGAGGCAGCTACATCAATGCTGAAGGCGAGTACACCGTCACCGTGATGAAGGTCGAGGAAACGCTCGACGCCAAGGGCCGCGAGGTCTGCAAGGTGACATTCGCAACCGACGATGGAGCGAGCATCGCAGACCGTTTCATTAACCAAGAAAACGTCTGGTTCCGTGTGAACCAGCTTGTCGCTGCCACCAACCACAACGTGCCGGATGGCACCGAGGTGGACTTTCTTGGAGTAAAGGGCAGCTACGCGAACTTCCTCCGTGGAATGATCGGTCTTGAGTTGGCCATTGTTGTCCGTGCTGAAGAGTACGAATCGAATGGCGAGAAGAAGAAGGCCTATCGCATCAAGACCATGAAGGCCATTGTGGCGACAGAGGCGGAAGAAAAGCCGTTCTAACCCAAACGCACGGAGGGGAGCGCATTCCGCGACAACGCTCGATCAATTTTAACGCATCCAATTCGTATCCATGAGAGTCAAACTTGTAGCTATCACCAAACCCCTTGTCGGCGACGGTAATCTTACCGCATCCGACTTCATCACGTTCGCCGCCCGTGTCAGCAATCCATCGAATCAGATGAGCTTGCTTACCGCTCCCAAGTTACTGGCCTACTGCATCAAGCACGGCCATTGGAGCATCTTCGAGCAGGCGTCGATGACGGTCGAGATTCAGACGAGCCGAGCTATCTCCGCTCAGATCATCAGACACCGCTCGTTCTGCTTTCAGGAGTTCAGCCAACGGTATGCCCCGATTGATGAAGCTGAACCTGTTGAACTCCGCACCCAGGATCTGAAGAACCGACAGGCTAGTGGTGATACCTACGCTCAGGACTGGGCTATGGACGCGATGGCCAAATCAATCGATCTGGCGTTCAAGACGTACCGCTCACTCTTGCAGGAGGGCGTAAGCCGCGAAACCGCTCGCATGGTTCTTCCGCTATGTACTCGAACAACGCTCTACATGACCGGCAACATCCGCTCTTGGATTCACTATCTTGAGCAGCGTTGCGCCAAGGGTACGCAGAAGGAACACCGGCAGATCGCCGAGGCTATCCGCGACACGATTTTCGCTGTCGAATTCCCGCACATTCATGCAGCACTGGAGGAGGCAAAATGAGCAATCAACCAATCAACGACGGAGGACCGGCGTTTCCTAGCGAGGAACAAATACGCTGCAACGGTGAAGTATGTGACACTCGCAAGTTCCCCGGCATGACCCTCCGCGACTACTTCGCGGCGGCGGCTTTGCAGGGATTGATGGCATCACGAAACTTCCTTGATGAATATGATGGGACCTATGTGTACGAGATAGCCGACGCGATGCTCAAAGCGAGGGAGGGCAAATGAGCGATCATATTCCTGACGCCACGAAAATGGTCAGCGATACACCGAGGACGGATCAACAAAACGATGATCTTCTAAATTCTGATTCATACACATCTTGGTTAGAAATGTCTGGATTCGCTCGCAAACTCGAACGCGAACTCAACGCGGCCAATGAGCGCATCAGATTGCTCATCGCAGAGCGCGACACGGCGCGACGACAGGCTGATCAGACTTACAAGCTCCGTAAGGAGTTTGCCGAACTGCTAGGAACCGATGATGTCGAGCGGGGAGTGGCTGTGGTGCGTGGGTTGCAAGAGCGCATCAAGCGGCTGGAGCAGGTGGGCGATAAGATGGAGATTTATTGCGATACAATCTTAGCGCGTGACTGGAAGGAAGCCAAGGAGGCCAAGCCGTGAGCCTATCAATCAAACAACTGTCGCAATTCAGCAGGTCAAACCAAGACCTGCGGGCCGCACATCGGAAGATTCAAGAACTTCAAGAGCGCATCAAGCGGCTGGAGGAGGCGGGGGATGAGATGTCTCACACCTGCATCACAATCGACGCAGACAGGTGGCGCACAGCCAAGGAGGCCAAGCCGTGAACCAAGAAGAACAACGTATTGCTATCGCGGAAGCGTGTGGGTGGAAAACTGGATACCGCGATCCAGAAGCATGGCATCCTCTTCCCGACTACCTCAACGACCTCAACGCCATGCATGATGCGGAGAAGGTGTTGAATGAGAAGCAAGAAGACATAATGAACAGCACTTTGTGGGACATTATGGATGGTCGAAAGTATCTATGGCACGCAACCGCATCCCAACGCGCCGAGGCTTTCCTGCGCACGATTGGAAAATGGAAGGAGGCCAAGCCATGAACCATATTCCCGACACCGGCAAAATGGTCAGCGAGACACCGAGGACGGATGCCAATACTTATGATGCACTTGCTGGAGCTGCGCGATGCACTCCTTCTATTGAATATGCCTATGTTCCGGTGACGCTTTCACGCGAACTCGAACGAGAACTCAACCGATCTAACGAGATGTTCCGAAAACTGAATATCCACGCTCTCGATCTAACTGATCGGATTCGTCGGCTGGAGGAGGCTGGAGATGCACACATGGAATGGGTGCCGGTTTCGTTCCAAAGCGCATGGCGCACAGCCAAGGAGGCCAAGCCGTGAGCCATATTGTCGATGCACATGTCGCCTACTGCAAAACGATCAACGATCTGAGTTTGGACATAGAAGAGCTTGCCGATCAGGTCGAGTATCTTTGCGGCAAGATCGACAAGCTCAATCAACTTGGAAACGAACTCCGCAACTGCGCTTCATACATTGGAACAGTTGCGTCTGGAGAGGGGTCGGTAATTCGGCGAACTGAACAAGCTGTTCAAGCATGGGACAAGGAGGTCAAGCCGTGAATACCGTACCAGACAAATGCCCGTTTTGCGAGTCGCAGATCATGGTTCATGTTGGAAACCTGCTGGTGTCAGAGGATGGCGCGTTTGCGACTTACAAGTGCAAGACGCTTCAAGACATCATGTGGTCAGACGATCAATGGAAACGGACTGGTCAATCTGATGGCTGTCGCAAGCGCGAGGTTCAACTGCTTACGAAGCAGCGTGATGAAGCGCGTGAGCGCATCAAGCGGCTGGAGTCATGGATCGACTCGCTTGAAACGCTTGAGCAGCACAGCGGAATCCTTCCTGACCGCGAGTGGTTCGGAAGCGAGATTGGTTATTTGAGAAAAGGAGAAGCTGTCTACAAGGGGGAGGCCAAGCCGTGAGCGAAACACCGAGAGTTGATCAAGTTCACTGGAATCACGCATTCCTGAAGGAGGAGGCGTACAAACTTGAACGAGAACTCAACGCCGCACAACAACGCATCAAGCGGCTGGAGGAGGCTGGGGAAACGCTTAACGATGTGTCGGTGGCCGCTGACGACGACATCCGCGAGCACCTTCAAGTTGCGAACTACAACCTACACGGGCTTCTGAACACCGGGGAGCGCATCACACCGCCCAATCCACCGAAGACCATCCACCAAGCCGGAATCGACGCCTCGGTTCGAGTCCGTGAGAGACTCCGCACCGCCCGCGTGGCGTGGCGCAAAGCCAAGGAGGCCAAGCCGTGAGCATGAGTCTTGTATTTCGGACGCGGACGATCAAGGAGATCGACCACGATCATTGCGCGGCTGAGACGCGAGAGGAGCGTTTAGCCGTTGGGTTGTCTGTCCGCGAGTGTGCCCGACGTGCAGGGATAAGTGCCATGCACCTGTCAAATCTTGAACGCGGCAAGCGCAAGTGGACTGAAGAAACGTATTGGAAAATTCACGGCGCCATCATGGCGGAATGGAAAGCCAAGGAGGCCAAGCCGTGAGTGCTATCATTCCGAGATGTTGTTGGATTCTGACTCGCGGCGACATCGTTTCTAAGTGCGGCGCACCTGCCACGCATCGTTGCCCTGAAACATGCGCGACGTTCTGTGAAGATCATGCCGATGATTACTCGGACTGCTTCGGAGACGATTCGCTGATCGAATTACCAACCATGAAGTCAAAGCAATGAAAAGCTCAACCGAAACACTGATCGCAGCCATGCGGATATTGTCTCAGGATATTCAATCCGAGGACGGTGTTGTCTCAGCGGCAACTGCTGAAGCAGCGCAGCGACTAGCGGAGCAGCAGGAGCGCATCACCCAACTAGAGCGAGAGAACGACGCTCTCCGCGCCGATCTGCTGCTGTGGAACGAGAAGGAGGCCAAGCCGTGAGCCATCTTGTTAACGCCAACAAAAAGGTCAGCAAAACCCCGCGCACAGATCGACAGCATATTCTTAATTTCGGTCCAAATCTATACGTCAAAATCGGATTCGCCCGTCAGCTAGAGCGGCAACTCAGAGGTGCGAACAGTCGTGTACTTGAGCTGGAATTGGACGTCGAAGCCTACAAGGTCAGGCTCATCGAGGACGGCGAGCGCATCTACACGCTTGGCACTAGATCAGACAACTATCGCGCCGCGCTGATCAAAGCCCGTGAGCGGATCAAGGAACTGGAAGCCAAAGCCGACGAGCTTCAAGACCTCAAGAAATGGTTGGAGGGAAGGTAAATTATGAGAAAAGAAAAGATGACGCGAGTCGTCACGATCGATACGCAGCTCCATGAAGACCTCAAGGAGTTCTGCAACCGCAACGGACTTAAGATCCAATTTGTCGCTCGGGAGGCGCTAAGGAAGTACATGGAAACTCAACACACGACGCAACCGTTGACTCCCTGCGCCGCTACCGCCCAGTAGCGATTCGTACCGTGTGGTACGGACAAACCCCTCCGGCTGCTATGAAGCAGTAGTCGGAGGGCCAAATTTTCAAAACTATGAATCTGAGAGAATACCAACAGAAAGCAGTCGAGTGGGCCAAAACTGACGATGGCCTGATCATCGCACCGGCAGGTAGTGGAAAGACATGGATTGCCGCGAGCATCATCAAGCATTACGCAACGCTGAATCCAACGTGGTCGTTCGGATGGACAGCACCGACCGTTGAAACCTGTCAGCAGGGCAGAGTTTCTTTGAGAGTTGCTGGTGTACCGGACGAGAAGGTGGACATTCGGTGTCCGCATGAGTCAGTGGACTTCAGCAAGAAGCAGCTTCTCATTGTCGATGAGGCGAAGAGAAGTGCCGCGAAAGTTCTGAGAGGCATCATCGAGTCGTGTAACGGTATGCGTTATGGCTTCGATGCCACGCCTTGGTGTGATGACGATGAGAGAAACGCGGTGACGCGCATGCTGTTCCGCAATCGCCAATACGAAATCAAGCGCAGCGACATCGGCGATTCATTGGCCGACGCTTACCTCGAAATCAGCGATGCCACCGACCTGAACATCCAGCAGAAGATCGATGACAACATTGACCGGCTCTTCAATGCGCGGCGTCGGTACATGCGGATAAGTGACGACGAATTGAAACGCATGTGCGCCTGGGAATCGCTTGTGGACATCGGCATCTGCCAGAACCGCGAGCGCAATCGGTACGCCATGAATTACGCGCTGGAAC